ATCTTGAGTGTCTGATATTACTACACACGCTACCTCATATGGGGTATGGACTGGTTGTTTGCAGCGGCTGGCCCCCGGAGGGCAAGAGGTTTGCGGTTTGCAGCGGAGAGACTTGGTGTGTTCGATATGTCCTGGATGATTTATCGACGATGCGACTTGGTGTTCGTGGATGCGATGGGGGTGGGGGTCCCCCCTTCGTTGGTCAGCCGAAAGTGATATATATCCCGCATCCACAAGTTTGACTATAAACTCAAAGAATAGCCGTCCCCCAGTCGTGCGAAGAAACGACCAAAGGACGGCAGAACAAAAGGGCAGAGTTTCAGTCTCCTTCGTATTCTTCAACTTCTCCAATGGGGATGCTGACCAGTTGTGGTCCATTCTCTCCCATATCGACTGATTCCAGGTTAAGGAAGTAGTGTTCCCATGCTTCTTCGTGGTCCATGCCTCTAGTCATGAGTTCTTCGATTAGGAGGTCCGTGGAGTACAGTGCGACGGTATTTCTTCCGCATTGAGTAGCGGTCCCTATGAGGCAGTCGTCGAATCCGGCAATAACTACTGCTTCTGGATTCTTCTCGATTAGTTTCTCGATAACGGAGTTGGTCATTTCAGCCACCTCTTTCCCCGTCAGCATAGATACTTCATTGGGGACTTGGAGTCAAGTTCTGAAATGCTAACTACGCATTGAGTGGGTATTGAGGTTAATCCTCCGAATGTGTAATCTGTGGTAAAAGAGTCTGCGACTGTTATTTTTTCTTTTGTGTTTTCGACAATCCAGCCGACAGTTACACAAAGTATGGGTTCTATTTCTTCTTTTATCTCTGAGATGGTTCCTACCCAGTCAGACATGGAGATTATGTCTTTCCAGACAATAACTGTCACCTTATTAGGTAACTTGTCTTTCTTTGACTTAGGTTCCTGTTTAGCAATCATCTTCGCCTTAGATTGGCTAGATCTTTTGATCCCACTCAAAACCCCCCCTCCCCCCATTGCTTTTTAGGGCAATGAGTCAGAGGGGGGACGTGAGGAGGTGTGACTAACTGGTAGCAACTCATTTTCGCCTTGAGTTGGCTGAGTCTCTTTCACCCTGTTCCGAGGAACCCCAAACCTGGCAACCCCGGCTCCTTTAGGAACTAGGCTCACAGGCATGGTACAGGGGTCTATCGGTGGGTCAAGGGGTTAGAACGGAACTTCTTGAGAAGTAATTGGGGATTTGGGGAACTCCTCAGTGGATTTCTCCCTTGTGCATGTATCCCCGTGGAATGCACCATCTTTGTTGCATGGTACATTTTTCCCCTTCTTAGATTTGGCCCAGTAGATCTCTGCTTGGCAGTATTTACATGGGTTCTTTGAAGGTTTCTGGCTTTCTGGGATTACCCAGATCCAGGTTCCGTCTTCCTTCTGAGTTCTTTCGGTTGCCGTCCCTTGAGAGCCTCCTGAGGCACTTGTGGGTTGACTTCGTAGTAGATCTCTGATTTCCTTGAGGAGAGATACGACCTCGCTGGTTTCATCGAACATGATGGAACCCCCTTTCTTGTGGGTATTATACTGATATGCGTGGTTTAGTCAACCCAAGACTGGACGGATACTAGATGAAAAAGGGACAGAAGCAAGAGCAGAAGAATCCGGATGTTGGGGTCAACAGACAGGCTCAGGTGGGTGGTTACTTGATAAGGGAAAAGCGTAGATCTGACATGAGTGTGGCGATTGATCAGGGTTTGCATTTCACGGATGCTGCTGAGAGGGCTGGCATTCCCTTTGAGGTAGCCATGAGTGCGTCCCGTAAGGATCCTGAGTTCTCTGAGTGGTATGAGGTGAGTAAGGACCGTCCCCGCCTATCGTTGGTCACAAGGCGGAAGTATGAGCCGAAGACATCTCTCCAGATCAAGTCGGACTTTATTAACAAACTCAGCCAAGTGGGTCTATTTGATAAGATCTGTACAATGGCGGAGCATGCTGACCCTGAGACTGAAGAGGGTAAGCAGGTACTGGGATTCTTCATGAGGTACATTGTGAAGGACATGTTACCGAAGGAGACGGCTGCGAAGGTGGAGCATTCTGAGACTGCCAGTTACGAGAAACTCACGGATGCTGAGTTGTTAGAGCAGTTGCATAGTAGGCGAGAGAAGCGTATTGCCTATACGAAGGAGATTGACGATGCTGACGGAAAGCGTCTGTCTCATACTGAGAAATACATAGAGCAAATAGAGGAAGAGGAGTCTGGAGATGTCGGAGAATCTGAGTAGGGAAGAGTTACTTGAGGAACTAAAACTTGAGGAGGAGTTATCTAGACGCAAGGAGTTCGACATTTTGGGGCGATTGGCTCCAAACAAGCGTCAATGGGACTTTATCAATGTGCATTCTCACGAGACTTTGTTTGCTGGGTTGAATCAGGCTGGTAAGTCAACGGCGTTGTGTATCAAGGCTGCCTACCATTTGACTGGTTTGTATCCTCCTGACTATGTGGGTGTGCGTTTTGAGGAGCCTATCAATGCTGCTATTGGGGGTGAGACTGCCCAGAGTACCCGTGACTTGCTATGTGAGCGTCTTTTGGGTGAATTGACTGACCGTGGTTCTGGTTATTTGCCAGCCAACACGTTCCACCCTCAAGAGGACATTAAGAGGTTAAGTGGTGGTATCACCAACCAGATCGACTTTTTCAGGGTTAAGCACCATGATTCTACGGGCAAGTTCAATGGGTACTCGAAGTGTTATGTATTCTCGTATTCGACTGGTTGGCAGCGACTTCAGGGGTACACCTTGCATTGGATTGGGATTGACGAAGAGCCTCCCTTCCCTGTGTATGACGAGTTCTCTGCTCGTTTGAATGCTACCAATGGGTATATGGACATTTCAATGACTCCTCTCCAGGGTGAGACTGAGTTGTACTTAATGTTTGAGCAGAGCCAGGATCCAATGGCTAGGTTCCTTTTGAACTATGACATTGACGATGCTGCCCACATGACGGACGAGGACCGTAGTCGCCTAACGGAGAAGTACGAGAATCACCCCTTGGCGGAGGCTCGTCTTCATGGTCGTCCGGTCCGTGGTGCTGGTTTGATCTACACGATTCCTGACGAGATGTTAATGGTGGAGGATTTTGAGATCCCGTCCAACTTCAAGAAGATCATAGGTTTGGATTTCCCTCACAGTGTGGGCAACTTTGCAGCGGCCAAGTTAGCCTATGACGAGGAGAATGACGTTATTTACCTATGTGGTGAGTACAAGGAGGCTGCCAAGGAGTCGTACCATTATGCCCATAGGACTATGTGTATGGGTGCTGGCGACATTCCGTGTGCTTGGCCTCACGACGCTGGCCGTGGTTTTACGGACGGTTCGACGGTGGCTTCTAAGTACAAGGACATGGGATTGAACATGCTCAAGGAGTTCTCTCACATGGTGAACCCTGAGGGTAAGAAGACCTTTGCGGTAATGCAGGTTATTGAGGATATCTGTGACCGTATGGCTACTGGTCGATTCCGTGTATTCTTAACTTGTCAGGAGTTCCTAAAGGAGAAGCGTCGTTACAAGCATGACAATGGTAAGGTTGCAAAGCGTCAGGATGACCATATCATTGACGCTGTACATAAAGCGGTAATGATGTTGCGTTTCGCTCGTTCTGATGGTATGGATAAATCGTTGCCGAAGAAACTTCCGAACTTGGATTTCTTTTCGGATTTTTAAGGAGTAAGAAAATGGGTGGTGGTATATACGGTCCGCAGAAGGACTGGGATCCGATGTCCTACGAGTTAGGTGGCATGATCTACGGAGGTGGATTCGGAGGTGGATTCAGGTTTGGTCCCCGTGGTTTGCCGGGGGGGAAAGTAAAGCCGCCTACCCAGAGACCAAAACTGAAGTACCAGGGTCCACGTCGTGGAGGGGTCACTCCATCGGCTCGCCGCAAACTCGTCTTGCCACCTTCGAGGCTCGAATCTGCCCGTGAGTCTGGTCGTAAAGCGGCTTTCGATGTGCATCTGAAATGGGAAGATCAGTCATTCATGGGCCAACTTAGAGGCTGGAGGCAGGAGGCGGGGATGGATGCGATGCGTCTCCACCTCGACAGGTACACGAAGAACCAGTCAAGTTCTTGGCTTGAGTACATGAAGAATAAAAGCCAGTTAGGCTTGTAAGGAGCAAGAAGAAGATGCCACGTAAGAAGAAGAAAAAGAAGGATGACATCCCTAGCCCGTACTCTGACCGCTATGCAGGGATGGACACGGGGCAGTTGAGCCGTACCTTCGAATTGGAGCAGCGGGACCGTCAGATGAAGGAGCGATTCGGCAACGCTCAAATTGGGCGTGTTGGTAGCGGTCGCCATCCCCGCTCTTCTGATGGAACTCTGGGATCAATGGGGATGCAGAATCCCAACTTGAATGCACCTGTAACTTCATCCAAGGAATGGTTCCAGAATGTTTTAGGTCTTGGTATGGAAGCGGGCCTACTCATAGGTGGTCTTCCAGGTTTGGCGGGAAGGGCCGGGGTTGCGACGGCAAGCAGGTTGCCGGGAGTGATCCGTGGTGCTGGTGCAAGACCTCTACCTAAGCCAACTGGAGGATTAGAATCAGCGAGAGCCAGGGTGGTAGACAGAACTCTTGATCTAAGATACAAAAACATGAATGTACCACCTGAATATATCGAACGTTTAAAGGCATATGTAACAAGGCCCGATGTGGTAAAAATCCACAAAGGCAGAACATACGATGCCAAAGGTACAAACCCAATTTTCATGGAAAGATATGTGGCCGGAGATGAGTCCTTGCCGGGTATCGCTAAAAAAGGTACTGTTGATCACACTGGGCGACCGTTGACCGATGCAGGTAAATCCCCAAAGGGTCCACCACAAGGTCATGCGGCAAGGCAGATGCCTAAAGAGCCACCCCCGATCCCAAGAGAACCAAGTGCCCATGACGTAATGTTGGATAGGGATCTAAGGAAGAAGTTTCCTGATATGCCCGAAGAAGCATTCGGTTTGGTTCGAGCCGTGAGAGATTCTATGAAGGCCAAAGAATTCGACACCACCAAACAATACTTCACCAAAGCAGAGAGAGATTTCCGTAACAGACCCGGATCCGAACACCACCCGGATGTAAGGGACAGAGGTACAGCGAATTCGAGGAAAGGGAGACCTGACAATCGGCAGGTGGCTGAGGGTAATAGGGCTTACATGGAGAAGAAAGCAGCCGATGAGTTGGCTGGTTATAAACACGATTTTCGCAATATAGACAACCCATCATTCCCCGGCTTTGATCGTCTGGAAAGGGCGCAAGAAGCGATAAGGAGGCACCCAGCAAGTCCGGGACAGACGGCGGTACACGGAGATGCTGAGGCAATAGCCATGACCAAGATATGGCGGCGTGAAGCCAACCGCATCCCAGATAGCCCACCCATGGTTAGAGGGCCGAGTAATGTTCCCCGAAGAGGGATTCCCGGAGGGGAGAAACTTGGCCGACATATAACTCGCATTGCAGATGACGCTACCACTCGTAGAGGGTTCGAAGAAGGCGGACTTTCCTCTAGTGGTTGGACACCACCTTTTGTTATTGTCGGTGGTGGGTTGTACGAAGGATTCCGAGAGAAGAGAGACAGGAAAGCCAAAGGGTTAAATGACCTCCGAAACCAAGGAATCGGAATAGGCAGGTACGCATCCAGTGCTGCTTCTTCACTGCCTCCTTACGGTGGTAGAAGGTAGGAACATTGGTTAACTGGGCAAGTGATGCAAGGCAACATGCCATTACTCAGGCTCAAAGGCGGAAAAAGGGAGAAGTCAATCCCTTACTCCCCCTTGGGGGAACGCCTGAATATACTGGTTATGCTAGAGATCCCAGGGATAGAAGTAGAACCCACTTCAAGGATTTGTCTTCTTCCCACCCAAATAATCCAACGTTCTCCAAACTCGCTTCACAAGAGGATGCGTACTGGAAGAGTGGTGCTTGGATTCCGGATGCTGGCCTGAAGACAGACACCTCTATCGAGGAGACTATAGGTTTGGTTACTGGGATTCCTTCCTTGGCTCGTCTTGGTGCGACTGGAGTCAGGGCTGCTGTTGGTTCTGGTCGTCAGGCTTTGGCGAACCGTGGTGTTGGTGGCTGGACAAAAGTGATGGACCCAGGCCGTCGTGAGTTCATGAAAGTAGGGGCAGGACTTGCCGCCGCCACTGTTGTACCACCTAAGATTCTAATGGATGTTTTAGGGGGTGCGGCTAAAAAAGCAGCCCCAGCCGCAGCCGCAGCCGTAACACCATACGCCGACTCCGCCGCAATGGCCCTCTATAAGAAAATCGCTAGAGAGCCATTCCGATGGGAGGCGGCCACCTTTAACTATAACTCCAGAGGCATGCCCGGAGCGTGGAGCAGCAATCCCCATCGAAGCCGAGAGTTGAGTCAGTACTACCGAGATCAATACTACCATTGGAAGGGAAGAGATAAGCAATTAAGGAATTTCAAGGAAGATATATATGAAGAAGCGATGGACGAAGAGTTTATGATGGAGATGGAACTCAATGGTAAACTTGACGATTATGTGGGTCATCCTTCCCCTGGAAATCACATTGGCGATGTGATGGATACAGCCGAGAAGCATGTTCACGATAATATCATGACTGCCCGTAAATTACGGTACAATTTTCTGGAGCAGTTTAAGAGTGATATGGCACAGGCCCAGAAGCGTAAAAAATTGGGAAAGGCCATCACTAACAATCAGTCGGGGAAATCTGGGAATTATGGTGGAACTGGACATCCAACAGGCACAACAATGTCAAGGCCGAGACACGGAGGGGGAACTGTCCCAATCAAGGTTAAGCCGGGTGGTCCATCTCCGTCTAGCCCCAGACCTGGAAGGCGAAATAGGACTCGTACCCAAAAGGCTATAGAGTCGTACCAGGAATCCCTCAGGAATAGGAATCGTAGATAATGCAACTACCAGAAGCACAGGAACTAATCAAAAGGTTTGAGTACCTAAAGGGCCGTCGAAACAATTTCGAGAAGGCTTGGCAGGACATCACAGACCTTATGATGCCTTACCGTGGTGACATTACTACCAAGCGTTCACAAGGGCAGCGTAGGGTTAAGGGTGTCTTTGACACTACAGCCATGAATGCTGCTGACTCCTTTGTGAACTTTATCAAGGGTGCAATCATCCCTTCAGGCAATGACTGGGTGAGGTTGAGGGCTAAGGCTCCATTCTCTGATATCCTTGCTGTCCGTCAGGTTTTGGATGTTGTAGGCGAGCGTATCCTTGCGGCATTAGCGGACAGTAACTTCTACAAAGAGAGTGCGACATTCCTCAGGGACTTCGCTGTCCTTGGTAATGGAACTCTCCATGTCAGAGAAGACATTCCTCGATTGGGGAAAAAGAACCGAGGGACATTCGGTGGTTTAGTTTTTGAGGCTGTCCCTATTGGGCATGTATGGTTCCAAGTAGGACACAGGGGCAGACCTAACTACATTGTCAGACAAGTGGTAATGACTGCCCTCGATGCGTTCAGGTTTTTCGAAGGTGCGGCGGGTCCAGATGTGGAGTATAAACTAAACGCTGGTGACCCGATGGGAGAAGTCTCGTTCCTTCACTTTGTATTCGAGAACGAGGACTTCATTCCCGGCGGTGTCATTTCTCCTGAGGACCGTGAGTACGTAGGCGTGTATGTTGCTGGTGCTGGTGATGCCAGTCTCGGCAAGGGTGGGATTGGTGGTCCTACTGTCATCCGCAAGGCGGGTTATGACACTTGTCCTTACATTGTTGCTAGATGGATGGTTGTAGACGGAGAAGAGTATGGCCGTGGCAGGGGTCACCTTGCTAGGGCCGACGCAATGGGAATCAATGAACTGCGTAGGCAGATTCTGATTGCTGCTGGTAAAGATCTAAATCCCCCATTAATGGTAGAGCATGACACTGTAGTAGAGTTGGACATTACTCCTAACGGGCTAATGGTTACTCGTCCTGCCGTGAAGATGGGTCCGCAGTATCTCAAGTCTGACACTAACTATGCTATTGCCGATGCTATTGCTCGTCAGGATCGTGATCAGATTCAGAAGGCTTTCCTCGGAGATATCCTTGAGGAGCCGGACACTCAGCCACGTTCAGCGGAAGAGAGTCGTCAGCGTCAAAACCGAGCGTTGTCTCGTCTATCTGCCTCTGCTGATACGGTGAACTATGAGTTCCTGGATCCATTGATCCAATCTGTCATTGACATTATGTACCGTGCTGGCTCCCTTCCTGAGTTGGACTACTTACAGGAAATGGCTCCTGACGCTGATTTCGAGATCGTATATCAGTCACCTTTCTTCACTGCTCAACGCCAGAGTGGAGTAACCAGGGTTCAGGCATTCATGGAGCGGCGACTAGCATTGTTCCAGGTTACGCAGGATCCTATCTGGCTTGACGATTTGAATTCGAGTGAGGCGACTAACTATGACGCTAGGGTCAGTGATGTCCCTGCCCAGATACTCAGGAGTCCTGAAGAGGTAAGTGCGATCAGGCAAGCGAGGGCGGAACAGAAACAGGTGGAACAGCGTATGGCCCAAATGCAGCAAGTCGCTGCGATGCAACAAGGCGGACCGCAGCAGGGTCCACCGCAGCAAAGGGCACCTAGACAAAGGGCACCGCAACAAGGAAAGAGTGTCAATGCTCAGTAAGGAAGAAAGGATTTTCTTGGTTGAGACTGAAGAGATCTTCAAGACCGAAAAGGGTCAAAGAGTATTGGACTACTTGAAGAAGGTACTCCATGCAGAAGAGACTCTTGAGCCGGAAGAGATCCTGAATAAAGACCTAGAGGCGGCTGGCCGTGTGGAACGGCATCATATAGATCCGATTGCTTTTGCTAAAAGGCAGGGATCTAGAGCAGCCTATTTTAAGATTGAAGCCTTGGTCCGACAGGGTAAGCGAGTCAGAGAGGATGTTACGAATGAGTAGTTTGGATGAATCCCTACCAGCAGACCTGGAGGGTCGAGATGCTTTGGTTGGCAAGTTTTCCTCAGTAGAGGATTTGGCTATGTCGTACCACAGTCTGAGCAAGAAGATGGGTGAGGGCAGTAGGGTTCCGAGCGATTCGTCAACTCCAGAAGAGTGGAGTTCTTTCTATAGGGGACTTGGTGCCCCTGAATCTCATGATGGATACCCTGTCCCAGAAGGCACAAACGAGGAACTGAGTGGCACTCTTTCAACGGCTAGGAAGAACGCCTTCCTCAAAGGGGTGTCGGTAGATCAGTGGCAGGAGGTTATTGCTCCAATCCTTGAACTTGAGAAGGACCGCAAGTCCAATCTCGATACGGAGCAAGCCAAGTCAGTCAAGGCATGGCAAGAAGCCGCAAGGGAGAAGTACGGTAATCAATTCGAAACAAAGTCTGCCCTTGCAGAGCGAGCCTATGCTAAGGTGATAAAGGACAACCCTGAACTTGATAGGGTTTTTAATGTAACTGGGATGGGTCACCATCCTGAAGTAATGGACTTCATGGTTAAGATGGGAATGAACATGGCAGATGGAGCGGTTCCGAACAGCGTTGGAGGTAGCGATTTTGGAACAGACCATTCCTCTCTGGCTGCTAGGGCGAGGAAGTTGGCGAAACTGGGAGCGATCTACAATAGTCGTCACCCAGACTACGACGAGCATTACTCTGAGTTCATGACCATCCAGAAGCAACTGTCAGAAGATGGCTTCAATGGCATGTCCGATCCAAGGTTACAGCCCGATAGTTCGTGGGTTAGGGGAAGTTAATGGCTAAGAAGAAGAAGCACGGCCCACCACCAGTACCAACATCCTCTCCGTTACCAGGATGGGGCGTTGGCCCAGGTTTATGGAGCAGAACTACGGGCATGATGGAGAAGGATGGCGAAACAGCATACAAGGCTTACGTCACAAAATGGGAACCTCCACGGGGTTACTATGACGAGAATCTAGCCGTGACTCCTTCCGCTTCCAGAGGGGCACCCCCTCCTGTTAAGCAGCGTAACTACTACCCGAATCCGCTTCCTGGGTATGTACCTCCTCCGGATATTAAGGCACCCCCTACCTCCAAGACGACACCGAAGACGAAAGGTGGGCAGGGGAATCTATATACTCCCGGCATGAAGCACTTAAGTGGTCCCCGACCTTCCGGAAGCAAATCCGATAGAGCCAAAGTTATTGAACAGGCGATGGGTGCCCACCATAATCCAGGAGGAAGAACTGCTGAACTCGGCCTAGCCGCTGCCGCTGAGGCTAAACGAAGGTCACTCTACACCCCCATCAACCCTGGGGAGGCTCTTCCTACGCTAAAGCAAGTTAGAATAAATGACTTGCTCTCGGATTCCCAAGGGCACAGGGAAGAGCAGAAAAAATTATACCCTATAACCCATCCGACCGCTGTATACGATGACCATTCCGCTCGGGTGGATCGTTTCCTTGGCGACACGGTAATGGGCGGAGTGCTTAAAGAAGCCAGAATCAATAGCCTATTGGAGAAGACTAGAGCCGGAGATTTGGCTAATGAGATGAGTTTGAGCAATCTAATCGAGAAGAGCATGTCCGAAAGAAGTAAAATAGAAAAACTACTGCGAAGTTCAGGGGACTATAAAGAAAGAACCGCAGAACTACTTAACTCCACCCCTAAACCGAAGAAAAAGAAAAAGAAGAAATAACTTGACAATTAGTTACCAAGGGTGATTAATTGTCTTATCTGATAACCGAGAGGCCGGATTGACAGCAGGAAAGACTGCCGGATGTGGGCTTACGTACAAGCCAAGAGGAGCCGGATAACCGATAACTCTTCGACAATGTAACAGTTGTCAATGAAAGGGTTATCATCATGGCGATGACCGACCTTGGAAACCTAACTGGCAGTGGCGGTACCCTTTTCGGTACTGGTGCAAATGAGAATGCCTATAGCGTTTCCAACCTGTACAAGCAGGTATACACAGATCTGGTTAGACTCCAGATCCAACAGTTTGATTCACTTCTTTCCGACACCCTCATGAACGAGTCTATCGAAGGCGAAGTAAAGTCCTTTGATAAGTACCTCAAGCATGACGTTTCCAAACTCAAGACGAGAGATCGTTTTGGGCAATGGGGAGACGGTACGGATGCCAATGCGTATGGTGCCACCGATTCAGAGCGTAGGCTCATCGAACCTCAGTGGTTTGAATATGCTGAACTCTTTGATCCCCGTGACGAGGTTGGCCTTCTAAAGGCCATTGCTCCTGACGGAATGTACCTTGCGAATATCGCTGCGATCTTCAACCAGAAGAAGGACCAACTGATTCTGGACGCACTCTCGAAGACAGTTCTTGTCCAGACTCGTACTGGTGCTGGTGTTACAGCCAATACCACTACTGGGTATGGAACTGCGACTACTGGATCGTTCAAGGTCAATGCCACGACAAAGGCCATTGAAGCATACGATGCGTATGAAGGTCTTGAGATTGGCTGTGGACTTGCAAAACTCACTGCGAATTCCAATACCGATGCATTGGTTGGATTTGCAGCGGGTGCCGTTACAGTAGGAACTGTTTCTCTAGGTGGGGAAGCCAATCTCACCCTAACGGCAGATACCCTTGCTGCGATACAGACAGAGGCAGACGCCGATATTTTGGCTGGTGTAACTGCGTTCAATGTTGAGAAGTTGATTCGTGCCCGACAGAAGTTGGATGCGAACAACGCCTTGATGCCGGGTATGCCATACATCTGTGTGCTACACCCAAACCAGTTCTATAGCCTCATGGCCGATTCTGGGGATGCTCGCTTTACCAGCATTGACTTCAATGAAGGCAAACCTCTCTTCCAGGGTACGGCATTTGTGTTCATGGGATTCGAGTTCCGTTTGAGCAACCTTCTTCCACAGGTGACACTCGAAGTTCCGGTTGACACGGATGGAGTAACGCCTGGGGTGGGAACCCTCAACCTGAGCGATGGGACGAATGCTGTCCGTTATGCCTACTTCTACACCCCGGCGTGTGGAATCTTCGGTATGAATGCGGGTATGGAAGTTCGTTTCGATGAGATTCCAGAACGTGGTTACTCATTGCAAATGTGGCAT